TGATTCCGTCATTTATTTCACCACAATGCGGCCAAACTATTTTGTGCCGGGTCAATCTGTTGTTGTTACCGGGGCCGGAGCTTACAGCGCGACTTATACAGTCACCGATGATCGTATTGAGCCTTACCTTTTCACGGCCGCAACAGCGGCGGCTGATCGAACATACCCATTGCCGTTTATTCCTAACGCATTGGCTACCTTATCCGGTGGGTCAGCCGCGCAGCTGTACGCAAATACCCCACCAATTGAGAACGCAATTTTGGTTGTATCGGTTGAGATTTTTCAGAGCATTACAGCTCCCGGCAATCAAATCATGTCAGACAATTTCCAGCCAGCACCATTCATTCTTGGCCGTAGCTTGACCAATCGAGTGATCGGCCTACTGGGGCCATTTTTGGATGTTGAAACGATGGCGCAATGACAATCGAATCACAAATCCGCACGCCATTGAAAACAGCACTTTCAACAATTGCTGCCAATGTTTATAACGGCATCCCGGAAACGATGACTAGCCCATCGATCTGTTTGATCCCGGATGCGCCGTATCTTGAAAGCGTTTTGATCAATGGAAACACTACAAAAGTCAAAATCAATTTAACTGTGACAGGCGTTGTTGGCTATTCAAGCAATGCCGCCGCTTTAGACAATCTTGAACAATTGATGATCAGCATCATAAGCACAATGCCCGATGGTTATGAGGTCGGCAATGTGAATCAACCACAACCATTGGAAGTCGGTGCCGGTAAATACCTTACGGCCGATTTACAAATAAGCACCTACTACACCAACTAAGGAGAAAAAAAATGGCAACAACAATCATTACCGGCCGCGATGTGTCGTTCACTTTGGATACAAAGGCATACGATGCACAGACAACATCGGCCACACTTTCAGCGGAAACAATCATTGAAACTTATCAGACACTCGATGGCCGCGCTTACAAATCTGTAGATAAGCAATGGACATTCACAATCGAACTTTTGCAAGACTGGGGTTCATCAGCTGCACAAGGTTCATTATTTGAAAACATGTGGACAAATGCTGAAAACAATCCAAATACAACTGTCGCTGTTTCATTTACAGCTGTTACAGGTGCGGTTTTTACATTCAATGTTTTGCCAATTTTTCCAACAGCCGGCGGTGCAGCTCCAGGCGCATTGACTGACACATGGGCATTGACAGTCGTTGGACAACCAACAGAATCATTTAGCTAGAAAACGAATCGGGAGCAAATAAATGAAACTAGCAATAACAATTGAATACACATCGGGTGACAGTGCAACGCATGTTGCATTGCCGCCTGAGTGGATGAAATGGGAACAGAAAACTGGAAACACAATTCAACAGGTTCAAGAAAAACTTGGAATTGCTGATTTGATGTTTTTGGCGTATCACGCGATGAAGCGCGAGGCAGGCGGCAAGCCTGTCAAGGTTTTTGAAGTGTGGTGCGAAACAGTCACGGACATCCATGTCGGGGAGACTGATACCCCAAAAGCTATAAGCACGGAAGTCTGAATCGAGTCGTTTGGGAGTTAGCAATAGCAACTGGATTGCCTCGATCAGAATTTGAAACATTTGATGACATAACAACTGCGATCGAGATTTTGGAGAAGCAAAATGGAAACTGAGCCAATCACCTATGACAAAAGTGATTTGCGCGGAATCCTCAAGGCTTTCAAAGCAATGGACGATGCAGCTATCGGACAAGCAAAAGATGTTTCAAATGGCCTTGCCACTTATGTTCAATCCAAAATCATTTCAGCTGCAAGTGGTCGGCCGAATCAAGCTGCATCCCGGATCGCTCAAGGATCGCGCGTAAGCAAATCTTCAAAGATTGGTGAATTGTCATTCGGCTTTGTATCGCAAAAATTTAGTGGCGGCGGCACGACCCAACAGCTTTGGGGCGGTTACGAATTCGGATCAAACAAATTCAAGCAATTCCCGGTGTGGTCGGGAAGTGGGCCACGCGGCGGATCAGCCGGCTATTTTATTTACCCAACACTTAGAGCCGAACAGCCAGCAATAATTGCCCAATGGGAAGATGCATTTTCTAAGATTTTGAAGGAGTGGTGATGGCCGGTCAATCAAGAACACTTAAACTCTCGATTCTTGCCGATGTCGATCAGCTCAAAAAAAGCCTCGACACAGGATCGAATGAGGTTGAAGGATTTGGCGGCAAATTAAGCAAATTTAGCAACACAGCAAAATTGGCTTTTGCCGCTGCCGGTGCAGCCGCGGCGGCTTACGCTGGCAAATTACTTGTTGATGGCGTTAAGTCAGCGATGGAGGATGAAGCCGCACAGGTAAGACTAGCCAACGCTTTGAGAAATACTGTTGGAGCAACCGACGAGGCTGTGGCCGCAGCTGAGGCATACATAACAAAACAAACTTTGGCCACCGGCATTTCAGATGATCAATTGCGTCCGGCCTTGGAACGACTGACACGATCCACCAAAGACATTGGAGAAGCTCAAACTCTCACAAACCTCGCAATTGACATTGCTAAGGCAAAAAATCTTGATTTAGAAACTGTCGCAAATGCGCTTGCAAAAGCAAATGATGGTCAGGTCGGGGCATTGAAAAAGCTTGGCATTACTTTAGGTGATAGTGCAAACAATGTCATTGAGTACAACAAAGTACAAAAAGGCCTAACAAAAGCCATAGATGAATCAAACTTTGCGCTGGCTAACTATGGCCCAAAATCTGAGGAATACTTAAAGGCAAGCGAAAAAGTACGAGTCGCGCAAGAAAAGGTAAATTTTGTAACAGCTGCCGGTACAGATCTTTTTGGCGAATTAGGTAGAGAGTTTTCGGGAGCCGCTGCCGAGGCTGCGACAACTTTTGAGGGCAAGATGGCAATTCTCAAAGTGTCTTTGGATGAAGCAAAAGAGTCCGTGGGAGCGGCTTTACTACCGGCTCTGACAGATTTAACGACATACATAGTTGAAAATGTTGTACCTCAATTTCAAGGATTTATTGCTGGACTTACAGGCGATGAAGGTACTGTCGATGCATTAGGTGAATCAGCAGATGGTGCTGTCAAGTTCGGCGAAGATGTACAAAAATTGATAAAAACTGTAATTAAATTAAAGGATGAATTAATTGTTTTGGCAGCTGTAATTGGCACAGTTTTTGTTGTTTCAAAAATTACAGCCGGAGTGACGGCTACAATTGCATTGATTGCAACATTGGTCAAGGCTTACAACGCATTAAAAGCCTCAGCAATTATTGCCGCGGTTGCATCGGCTTTTGCATTAAATCCATTGTTGGGAGTCGGTGTGACTGCATTAGTAGCGGCTGTGTTGTCAGCTGCAAATGCATTGTCAAAACAATACGATGTTGAAGCCCGTGAAAATGGTGGCCCAGTATCTATGGGCAAAAAATACCTTGTTGGAGAAAAAGGCCCGGAATTATTTGTGCCTAATTCAAATGGATCAATCGTGCCAAACAATCGCATGGGCGGCACAACTGTAAACATCAATGTTACAGGTGCCGTTGATCCAATTGGCGTTGCTCGTCAAATTGCCAACATACTTAACACCGAGGCAACACTCAGCGGCACTTTCAATAATCTAGGCATTTCACGATTGGTCGCACAAACATGACATGGGCTCCCAACCCAACTGTGACTATTGATGGCATTGATTTCACAGGTGAGTCTTTGTGGAATGTTTCGGTGTCTTTTGGTCGCACGACTGTTTGGGAGCAATCGCGTGCAGGTTACGCAACGATCAACATTTTGAACGCTAACAATCAGGATTTTGGATTCGACATGAATCACAGCGTTGTCATAACTGTTCAAAATTCAGCTGGCACGCCCATCACATTGTTCACAGGCAAAATCTCAAATGTCTCAAATAGCGTGCAATCCGCCGGAAGCAATGCTGTTGTGGCAATTCAGACAATTTCAGCACTTTCAACTTTTGCTCAAATGGCACGAAAGGTCATTGGCGATTCCAATTGGCCAAAAGAATTTGATGATGCGCGGATGACTCGCATTTTTGATGATGCTGGAGTGACCATTGATTCGGTCGATACGCCGCCGGTGTATGAATTTACAGCTCGATCAGCCAATCCATCCGATGCTTACTCATTGGCCTCACTTTATGCCACACAGGCTTTTGGCTACATTTACGAAACGACTACTGGAAGCGTTGGATTTGCCAATGAATCACGCAGATTTTTAGCTGTAGGCGCATCGGGTTATTTGAACATCCCGACCAACTACATTTTGTACAACGGCCTTAACAGTCAAAAAACATTGTCCGACATCATGAATTCAATCATTCTCAGCTACAAAGCCAACGCCCAAAAGACAGCCTCGGATGCGGTTTCGATTGTGGATTACAGCCTTGTTGCTGGATCGGTCACAACCGAATTGGAAACAGGCACCGATGCTCAAACTCAAGCTGATCGATACATCACGCTCAGAGCTTATCCACGCACATCATTGTCATCATTCACCATCCAGCTTGATTCTACTATTGTCACAAGTGTTGATTTAGATCAATTGCTGACAATCTCGATGGACACAGCCATCGAAATCACCGACCTACCATTGGCCGTCAAAAATACGACTTATTTTGGCTTTGTTGAAGGCTGGAGTTTTAGTTTCAACAATGTTCAAATGAGCCTGACTTTTGACAGCTCGGATGTGGCCTACTCGGTCACTCCAACACGCTGGCAAGATGTTGATCCCACATTGACATGGGATGGCGTTGATCCAGCGGTAACATGGGACACCTTTGATGATTTCTACTAAGGAGACAAATTATGGCCAACACGCCCAATTATAACTGGACAACCCCGAATAACACGGGCTATGTCAAAAATGGTGCGCTCGACATGAGAACGCTTGGCGATCAAATCGACAACACAACTTATTCAATCCAACTAACTGTGGATGCAATCATTCATCCATTTCTATTGATGGGAGCATAAAAAATGGCCACAGTCTATAAAGTGTTGGGGCAGAGTTTCCCGACCACAACAGCAAATGCCAATTTGTACACAGTACCAGCATTAACAAGCTCAATCATTTCGACATTGACAATCACCAATGTCACTACATCGCCGGCAACTTGTCGTGTATTTATACGGCCAGCGGCGGCGGCAGCTGCAACATCAAATGCCGTGTTGTATGACATCAACATCGCCGGCAACTCATTGGCTACTTTTACAATGGGAGTTACATTGGCAACAACCGATGTTGTAACTGTTCAAAGTTCGGTTGCTAACACATTAACATTTCAGGCCTTTGGAACGGAGATCAGCTAATGGCACAAGGCGTTTTTCCAGCTCCCAGTCAAACAGGCGGCAATGTAATTGCTCAATTTATGTCTCCACTGGGTCTTTCACTTAGACAAACAATCACAGCAAGCGGCGCGGTAACAATTCCAGCTGGCATCAATTATGTTTATGCCGTACTTGTTGCAGGCGGCGGCGGCGGCGGCGGTGGCGGTACATCCGGTGCATCCGGCGGCGGCGGCGGCGGCGGTTACATTTATGGTTGGGCAAAAGCTGCGGCAACTTGCACAATTGGGGCAGGTGGTTCGGGCGGTGCATCCGTTACCGATGGGAGCACCGGTGGTTACACAATTTACGGCGGTTTGATTGCAGGCGGCGGCGGCGGCGGCGGTGCAAATTCTGCAACGCAATTGACAGATAGCGGCGCATCCGGCGGTGCCGGCGGCGGCGGCGGTGGTAGAGCTGCAACAATTAAAGTCGGTTCAAATGGATCAGGTGGATTTTTATTCGGTACACCACCAATAACAAACCCAGCAACAAACGCATTTAATGGTTACAGCGCATACGGCGGCAACGGCGGAAACAACGGCGGATCAACGGCAGCTGGTGGCAATGGTGGTCAAGGTGTTTCAGGCGGCGGTGGCGGCGGTGGCGGTACAACTGGTGCTGGAGTCGCAGCTTTTGCTGGA